TTGCCGCCGGTCTGGGATCAAAAAACTGTATTGGAGAGCCCCCCTTCAAATAGTATACACCAGACAATGTATTATTAGAGTGTGTATGGGGTGGATGGGTTTGTCCCTCTTCTAATATATTACTCCACATATTAGTAATTTCAATTTTATCGAACTCGTATCCACTATCTTCAAGTATTTTTTCTGTTACTGCTTTAATATTATCAGAGAGTGGTCTAAAGTAAGAAATTTTATGTAAAGTGTCATCTTTTGCCTTCTTGTAATGCGTCTGATTTACCTTTTGAACATAACTTCTCATCATCATCTGGTCATGATCACCAATATTCATTTTAACTTCATGAACAGAGGTAGGAAAACATTTCCAAGTTTTTACATTATCCATAACATCAGAAACCTCCGGCCACAAATTTCTTCCAATCTTGAGCGTTACGGATATCCCATCCCCTGTTATCTATAGACTTTATCACACCATCTATGAACTCTACTATTGTCTCATAGTATACAACCTTCTTCTCAAGTTCAATAATATCGTCATCAGAATTAATATACATCTGAAGGTCAGTTTTTAGAACTTTCAAGTCAAATGGTTTGGCAGCATAAATTTTTGCATCGGACTTGCCACCATAATATTCCCACTTCTCTCGGTATAATCGTTTGTGGTCAGCTTTACACTGAAACATGAGAAGTTTGTATTTGGTTTTATACTCTAACCATTTTGGTTTGATGATTTGATTTTTGTAGGATTGTTGGTGTAGGTCTTCATCATCTAATATAATAAGGTCTTCTTTGGCTTCCGCCTGTAATTCACTTAACTTGTTCATTTAATCTCCATTATGATGCAGTGGTGTTCAATGCAGTAAATTGATATATCTGATATGCAAATGTAGCATTTGCAATTACATTAGTAACATCTGTAGCATCATTGTTAAACTGTACGGCGCTCAATGCTACAGGATACAAATCTAAAAAATCAACCTGTAATAAAGGATTATTTTTATTTGACAAAACCATAAGGTATGCATCAGAAAATAATGCATTAGCAGGTGTGGAAGCACCAACTCTATCAGTCGAAGGACTTACCGCTGCGCTTGGGGTGTTAGATATATTTGACTTAAAATTACTGAACTGTTTTCTACTCTTTGGAAAACCAATTGCAGTCATCCATTCATGCAAAGACCGATAGTTCTCTAAAAACTCATCGACAATAAAACTTATCTCTAAATTCTCATAAGTTATTTTATCACCCATAATCGGAATGTCTTTAAATGGGGTAGGAAAAAGAGCTTCCCCCATATTAATGCCTGGAATATTTGCTGAAGTCGTAAAAAATTGCACTTTCGGTAATTGGTGAATACCGAAACGAAATTGAGTAGGACTCAAATAATCTAATTTATCTGGTTGTCTATCTATAGCTGTGGTCATACTACTATTTATAACAAAAAAAGAGGAGGTCCGAAGACCCCCTCTAAGTTTGTAGTCAAGTTTCTTATTATTATTACATAAGGTTTGTAACTTTAACCCGACGATAGTAAGCATTTGTATTCGCTGCAAGTGAGATTGTAGCAGCTGTATTAGCAGCTTCAGCACCAGCACGGGCAAATGGGTTAGCAGCCATACCGTAACGAGTTTTGAACCCGATTTTCGGTTGGAAGGTGTCCTCACCAACCGCACGAACCATTTGTAACGGAACATACGGGCAATAGAACAAACCAGCATCGTAAGGTGAAGTACCCTTGTAACCAACGACATAATACTGCGAAGCAGCAACATTCGCCGAATACGGGTCAACATAGACCTTGTAACGACCATTCATAATACCAGCAAAAGTTGTCTGTGTGTCATCAACATTAAGGTTGTTGTTGAGAGCAGGCGTGTAATCAAGAACACCAGCCATCTGAAGAGCAGATGCAACATCAGCAGAACAGACGATCATGTTACCTTTACCACGACGAGTCTGTTGACCAATCGCATTCGCATCTCTTTCGATAGCGAACATCAGGCCTTTGAACTTCTCAACTGACCAACGACCATTAGAATCGGTGTCAAGGTCGAAGATACCAGCAGTCGTTGTATTAATCGCAGCACCCTTAACAGCAGTATTGTAGATCGAGCGAACAACCTCACGGTTAATTTCAGCAAGAATCTCTGTCGAAAGAATGTTAGCGAGTTCTGTCTCAGCGTCCAGACCGTGGATCGCTTTGAGGTCTTGAGCAAGTTCCATTGAATACTCAGCTTTCAGAGCACGGGAAACTGCCGTAACCGTCGATTTGTCGATACTGAATGACATTTCAGCAAAAGCGTTCGTGGCACTATCACCAAGAGCTTCAGACTGAGCAGTTGTCATACCAGTTGCGAATGCATAATCTCCAGCAGTCGGGCTGTCATTAAGAGCAGCAGGATTGCTTTCGCTTGCACCAATATCACCACCACCGATTGTGCCGGCAGCGTTCTGGTTCGAGAAGTCACCAGAGAAACCGTTTGCAGCAGCAGCGGTTGTCTCATCGACCAATGCTTCTTCACCATCCATCGACAGATGACGGGCCCGCATTGCAAAGATTAGACCAGTAGGGCCAGTCATTGGCTGGACACCACAGATATCATACGCAATTAAGTTTGGCATTGCACGGCGAACTAACGAAATTAGGATTGGGTCCCAATTTGATACACCCGATACATTACCTGTCGGAACACTTTCCGAAAGGAACGCTGCATCTTCTCTAAGAGCAGCTTCTTGGTTCTCAAGAATAACAGTGGTAACGGCCCGACGATACGAATCTTCGATTTCTGGAAGATCAGGATGTTTTAGGACCGGCGACCACTTTTCTTGTAGATGTTCTGTTTGAAACATTTGTTTCTCCTTTATTTATTATTACATCTATTTATTATGTTTATAATTTAAACAGCGCCTTTGATACGTTTTTCAGTACGACCAATAGCAGACATATACGCCTTCATTGCGTTCGTCGTATCAATGTCCTGTTCGGCGCTACCATAGTCATCATCATTATCATAAGTCTGATCAGAATTTACTTTCGGAAAATAACTTTCCTTCAGAGTATCCAACTTTTCACGGAAAGTGTCTTGGTTTTTAAAATCAATCTCTTCCGTCAGTGACTTAAACTTCTCAAACTGTGTATCAGTCAATTCAGAGGCAGCCTCTAAAACGACCTGTTCCCGAACCAAATCAGAATTAGCAGTCTTCATCTCAATATTTTGTTCCATAATACCATTTAACTGCTCTTCCAGTTCAGCAATTTTCTCAGATTGTGCTTCAAGAACATTATACTTTTCGTTTGGAACGTCAATGTAATGATCTTCAAACAACTGTTTCAAACCAGAAATAAAGTCTTCAGCAATCTCGCCCTTGAGTCCACGCTCAATTGCCAACTCGTTTTCTTTCATCCATTCCTCTACAACATAATCGAGGTATTGATCTACTTTTTCAGATAGAGTATCTTTATACTCATCTATTTCTATCGCCATAGCAACTTGTTGGTCTTCAGTAATTCTTGTCAACTCTTTACGAGTCTTGGATTTAACCGCAGCTTCAAAAATTGTTGCAGCTTTTTCCTTGAACTCTTCAGAGAGGTCTTCTCCATCAACGAGGGCATTAATATCAGACGAAACATCAATGCTCTTGATGTAGTCTTCAACAACCTCCTCGTTCTCCTCAGAACCATTTTTCATAGCATACATGGCAGTCAGGATTTCTTCTTTATCCATTTTTTCCATTTTAGCATACATGGCAGTCAGGATTTCTTTTTTATCCATTTTTTCCATTTTTTCCATTTCTTCGTCTTCATCCATTTCTGCATCTTCTTTAACTTTTTTAACTTTCTTCATAGGGTCTGGTTTCCCTTCATCCTTCTGTTGTTCGTCACCAGAGACTTCTTTCGCTTTATCTGCTGCAACATCAGTTGGGGAATCAGCGGCATCTGGTTCTACAACAGGATCACCACCATCTTGCATTTCATCAGATTGGGGCGGTCCTACTTTTTTAACTTTTTTTATCGGCTCTGCACCAGCAGACCCTTTAGTAGGAGCATCATGAGCGGCTTCTTCAAGTTCTGCAAGAACCTCCGCCTCTAGCTCTTCAATTGTTTGGTCTAATTCAGACATAGGAAGTCTCCTTTTTTTTATTAAATATATTTATAAATTACAACTTTTTGAGGAACTTAGCAAAAGCTAAAGCAGCTTCATTCGCTTGTCTTTGACGCTTTTTAACATCGAAACTTCTTTTTATCTCTGAAACATGAGCTTCAATCAAAGAACCGTGGTCCCAAACCCATTCCTTACCCTCCATAATACCCTGTACAAATGCACTAGGTGCAGAAGGGTCAGCAACAATATCCGCTGCTGCCGCAAGATAAAAATCACTTCTCACATACTTGGCACCGTCCCTCTCGTCCAAGCTTCCCATACCTCTAGATGATACACCCAATTTCGTTCCTTCGTCCATTAAAGTTTTGACGATTTTTCCCATTGGAGTATCTAAAATCCTAGCTTCACCTATAATGTTCTTACCATCTGGATACAACTCAGTGACAAGATGTGAAACTCTCTCTAAATTTACTGTTGGGCCATCTGGGTGGCCTAACTCTCCGTATGCTCTTTTTTCATTGACAAATTTATTATTATAGTTTCTAACTTCCTTTGTCAATACATCCATAGGATACACCCGACCATTACGGTTTTTAATATCCCCTTGCATAAAGATACCACGAATTTTATAACTTTTATCACCATCACTTTCTTCGCAAATGTACTCTACATTTTCAATGGCTTCTGATATTAGTTTCATAATTACTATACCCCTGCATGTCCTAAAGAGACTTCTTCAACATATACTGCACCATCGCTTCCGCCAGTCTCGTTGATAACCGAAATACGATAACCAGTTGGGTCATGGTCAAAAAGTAAATAAGACCCATCATCATATGCAGCACCAACTGTTCCTTCCTCTAATAAAATTTGATCTCCAGCATCTGAAGAGTCAGAATCCGTTCCGCTAAGAGCAACAGGAGACGCAACAGCAGAGCGAGGTCTTACTGATGGACTTATTGTGGTTGTACTTCCGGCTTTTAAATAAAATCCGTTTGTGCTAGTTACTGCGGAGTAGTCTTCAGAAATAAGAAAAAAAACATCTTGACCACCAAACTCAGTAACTCTGAAAGATGTTGCCGAACTCAACTTACCGATATCTACATCATGAGCAGCATCATCACCAAGTGTTGAAGCTGAGATTGTGCCAGCATTTCTTAAAGTTTTAAATGACATTTCCTACTCCTATACCGTTAACATTTCTTTTTCAAAGTATCGCATGAGTTCTTTTTCAGTGACTCTAAATTTTTTTGATACTTCTTTTATAGTCTTTTCAAAAGTATTTAGGAAATCTGAAGGTTTAGAATCCATAATTTTAAAGATAGAATCGACAGCATCTCTCATTTTTGGAGACAATTTTTTATATTCTGCTGATTTTTTATGTTCATCTTTCTCAAAAACTAAGTTTTGATAAAGTTCATCAATTCTCTTCATCTTTTTTGGCCTCTTGATTTACAAAGGTGCTGGATAACTCTCTTCTTTTTCCTTCTAACGCTTTACCAACCTTATCAGATATAGAATTGGCAAAATGTTTCTCAGCTTCTAAGTTTGAATTTGACGCAAGATTATCAATTATTTCTCTAGACATTTATTTCTCCTCATCATCTACTTCTTGACCATCATATTTGGCAACATCGTCTGGAGGTATTGGAGTGCCATCTTGTGATGGGTATCGTGTTATACCATCTGTACCAGAAGGAACCTCAATACCGCCTTCATCTGGATCAAGACCTTCTTCTTTATTTATCTGATCTTGCATATTTTCAATTTCATTGTCTGTCATACGCAACACCTTTTTCATTACATACTCTTTACTGAAAAATGTACCGATATAAGCCTCCACACTTCCCAAATTATTTAATCTTTCGTTAAGAAGTTCACCGTCTTTCAATTCTGCAAAGTGACCATCAGCCAAGAAATCATATTGAATATGTTCTTGCATCAGTTTCCAATCGTCTAGAGATATCACTCCCTTTAATAAAAGTTGCGTTTTTAGAATATCAGTGAATAGAGGTGTAAACTTCTTTCTAATTCTTTGAACAAACTTTGTAAATTTTAGCTCATCTCTAGTAATTTCATTGGAACGACCTAAACTAAATTGTGACTCTGCTTCCAAACGAGAGATTGGTACATTCAGTGACCTAAACAATTTTCTCTGAAAATAAACGATGTCATCAATCTCACCTAGATTTTGTCCACCAGGCAAAGTTGTAATCTCTGTTCCCCTACCACCTTCTCTTCGTGGAAGCCAGAAATCTTCCAACATACTCATATGATTTCTATCGTCACGAATCTCACCAGTTGATGCGTCATACACCAATTTGTTACGGTAACGGTTCATCACATCTTTGAGATACTGTTCAGCTTTAATCTTAGGCAGATTACCTACATCAATGTAGAAAATTCTACGCTCTGGTGCTCTTGATATACGATAGATTACTAGAGAGTCCTCAATCATTCTTAATTGATTGACGGGTTTAATTGCTTTTTGTAGATAAGATAAAACTCGACCAGAGTTGCCATCAATCAAACCAGATGGAACATAGGTTATAGAATCATCTGATATTTTTATCCCTTGATTTGGTCCATGAACTCCGCCACCGGCAACTTCAATGCCTTTGTCGTTATACATGTAAAATTCTTCAATCTTCTTTATTTTTTCTATGCCGGTTTCTGGGTCCAAAGCTTTTTCAACTTGTCTAACCTTTTTAATTTTGGTTGGATCAATGTATCGAAGTTCTGCTATACCCCCTTTAGGATTTTTACCATTAATGATTTTGTGAAAATAAATTCTACCATCAACATACCATCTACGAAAAAGGTCATGACCCTTTTCTTCAAATTTTAGAAGTCTTAAAACTTCCTCAAATTCGTCTCTAATTTTCTTTTTGATTCTGTCTGGATAGGGCAGATTGTCTAATTCAATCTGTACAGATATATCGCTTTCATTAGACACAATACCTTCATTAACGATATCTTCAATTGCAGTGTCACACTCTGCTTGTTGTGCTATGTCACGATATCGCCTGATTAAATCAATATCGGCTCTATCTCGACCATCGGTATCTAAAACAGAACTATAAAATCCACCGCCCGGAATTTCAATAGTGCCATCGTCAGAGGAAGGACTTGTAAAAGATACAATGTCCTTCTCATCAGTTTTTCTACTAATTCTAAATCCAAAAAGTTCAGCCATAATAACTCCTACTAATCCTTCTCACTCTTATATTTAGTAGGTAAAAATTAGACAAAATTTACGCTAGAGGCTTCAAAGTGTTGGTATCTCCAAGTGACTTCAAAAGTCTCAATCGAATCTGCTTGGTCATTAGTTAAATCTATTGCAGAAAGTGAAGTAGGCCATGCACTTCTAAAAATATAACTTTTGAGAATTGTATCATCCCTATCTAACTGTTCAACCTGTAAGTCAGTTTGATAATCTGCAAGAGCAGTTACTCCGGTTGCATCTGCGAGATCGTTGATACCATTCATCCACAATTCCATAGCGTTACGAACCATAAAGTCAGTATCGTTCATGAATGTTGTTGTCCAAGCGTCATCAAAGGTTCTGTCTCCAGCAATATAAATCTGCCTTCCTCTAAAGGGGATTGCAATTTCACCTAAAGTTTGTGCTGGAAGATTAGATGCCGTCACCAAGAATGAAGCCCTACGAACATCCAGACCAATCGCAATTCCAGATGGTGGAGTAATGGTAACTCTATATTGATTTGCCCGAGCGCCTCCGCCAAGTA